ACCAGATCGTGCGGCTAGGAATACTAAAGGACGATACCCCAGAAATCGTGGTAGATATCCAATACGCGCAGGAAAAGGTTCCGCACGTTAGGGATCAAAAATGCCGCATAGACATTGAGAGAATCTGAATGCCCAAAAGAGAAGACTTCAAAGCAACCCCTGAGTTTCTGCTAAAGGATGCAGGCATCGACGAAATTTCACTTGTAGAGCTAAGGAAAGGAATTTCGGGAAGTGAGCGCCTGTTTCGTGTGCTGACAAGGGCGGGACAAAACCGCCTAGCAAAGAAGGCCCGGTTGAGCACAATCAACGAAGAGGATCTCCTTGCAGCGCTAGACAAAAAGGGAAAGCACGAAACACTTATCCAGAGAATCAAAGCCGGGGAGTTTCAATAGATGGACGAACGAGTCCCGCTTTCAATTTCTGCTGAACAGTTGGCACTGGAACGCGAGATGGCAACACTCGGCGTAGAGCGCTACCGTTCAACGGTTGCCGTGTGCATGGAGAGCGGCAGACTTAGCCTCACCTCTCCGGGAAGACAACTAATGTCAGAGGCAATTGAGGGGCTTGGAGAAGCCATCCAGGCTTGGAGAACTGATTGTGAAGAAAAGGGGGGCTCGAGGTCAGGTGCAATCCGCAACATGGATGGCGTTGAATCTCCCGGCCTTGCTGCAATCACAGTGCAGGCAATGCTCGACGGGGCAACAATCGGAGAGAAGCGCAGCTCTTGCATTTGCCGAGTGGCCTCTCTCGTAAGAGACGAGGCACTCCTGCAAGCGCTGAAGCGAGAACACGGCCCACTGTTTGAGCGATTGCATTCCAATCAGGTGCCACGCCACATGAGGACAACGGCAGCCAATAGGTGGAGAGCCAAGGGAATCTGGAGCTACGAGGTGCCGCTTCGCACACACCAGATGCAGGCGGGGCTTGTGCTGTTTGAGCTTGCCTTGCGGCACACAGACCTTTTCATCACAGATAGCTATATGCGTGACAACCGCAGCGTCATGCTTGTTCGTCTTCGCCCCGAGGTGCTGGAGTGGATCGAGAAATCTCACGCTGCCAGAGAGGCACTCACCCCGGTCTATTTGCCGATGGTCCAGGTTCCCGGCCAGTGGGGTGAAGACAGTCTCGGCGGGTATCGCTCGAACATGGCGAAGCGCAAACCTCTATGCCGAGTGCAAAGGAAGCGGCACGTTTCTGAGATACGAGAAGCCCAGATGCCGCAGGTTTACAAGGCGGTGAACCTAGCTCAAGAGACTGAATGGAGGGTAAACAGGGCGGTCTTTGAAGTGGCTAAAGAGTGCTGGAACTCAAACGCTAGGCTGGCCGGTCTCCCAGACAGGGAAGAGCCAGACATCCCTGAACGGCCCAGCGAAGATGATGAAGACTCGCTGAGGGCTTGGAAGTCTCTAAAGACTGAGGCTCTCGAAAGGTTCAGATACGAGGGATCTTCCAGGCTTCGTCACTTACGAACCCTAGAGCTGGCTCGAAGGTTCAGCGGGAAGAGTTTCTTCCTGCCCCACTTCTTGGATTTTCGGGGCCGAATGTATCCAGTCCCCCCGTGGCTAAATCACCAAGGACCAGACTTCTCTCGAGGGCTAATGGAGTTCTCTCGCTCTTCACGGGTCGAACACGGGTCACCAGAGGCAGAGCTGTTTGAGGCATACGGGGCAGGGTTATGGAAGGGGGAGATACCCGAGGGGCTGGTCGAGGCCGTACACCAAGACCCTTTGGACTGTCTTGCTTGGGCAGATGCAGATAAACCCTGGCAGTTTCTTGCATGGTGCCTCGATGCAGCCGAGTGGAGAGCGAACGAGGGTCACCCGATACGAGTTCCTGTTTCTGCCGATGGATCAAACAACGGGCTCCAGCTCTACGCACTACTCATGGGAGACCACAAGTTAGCCCGTGCGACCAACGTATCACCCGGCCCTAAATCTGATTTGTATCAGGCCGTTGCCGATAAGGTCTGGGCGAAGGTGCAGCGCGACCCGAGCGATCTAGCTAGGCAATGGCGAGCCTTCCTTCCTGATGGCCTTCCAAGGTCCGCAGTCAAGCGCCCAGTCATGGCAGCCCCCTACGGGATACGAAAGCACAGTGCCGCATCTTACCTTCGGGAGTGGCTTCTAAGTAGGCAGCGAAGCCTGGGGGTTAGACCTTGGGGCCACGGCACGTTCAAGCCCTGCAATTACCTCAACGATCTAGTCTGGAAAGAAATGTGGGCGATGATCGAGCCTGCTGAAACCTGCATGAAGTGGCTGCGACAGGTTGCTAATGCCTGCGGAGTTGTCCGATGGACGAACCCGGTTGGGTTCCCAATTAGGCAGGACTACCCCAAGAGGGTGGGAACTAAGGTGAAGGTGGTTATCTCAGATGTCCCCAAAACCGTTGGGGCAATGCGGGGCGTTTATGGGCTGAGAACCCTCGAGGCCACTAGCAAACCCAAACAGCGAGACGGATTGCCCCCGAACTACGTCCACTCCTTGGACTCGGCTGCCCTCGTTGCAACGATGAACCGAGCTGCCGAGAATGGCATAGAAGACTTTGCAATGGTGCATGACTCCTATGGTTGCCCTGCTGGAGATGCCGTCCGCTTGGGACAGACACTCAGAGAGGTCTTTGCTGAGATGTTCTCTGAGCCCCTACTGCGGCAGTTCGCCCAAGAGGCTGCATATTATGCCCCCGGAGCCGACATTCCCGAACCCCCCGAGCACCGAGGGCTTGATGCCTCAGTAGTCTTAGAGTCCAAATACTTCTTCGCATGATCTACGGAATCACAACAACCCGCCGCTTGTACGCAACAATTCGTGGTCTCAAGGTGGCTCTAACCCGAGCAAGGGAGAACGGCGTAGTTGAGGCCGAGCCCTTTGCAGTCTCAACAGTTGATCCAAGCAAGGCCACTCATGGACTAATGCTGATCGGTGAAGATGGGATGCCAAGGCCCACAAAGGAGGGGCGGCGAATTGTCTACCATTCCGACATGGCTGCCAAGGTTGCCCAGTTCACACTAGGTGGCAATATCCGAGGAATCCAGGCTAGGCCCATTGCAAAGAAACTCGCTGTGAGGCTGCAAAGATAAAACAATCCCCAGGACATAGTTCCACTGCCGATGAATTTTCCCAACCATGAACCTAATCCCGACCCATTGTCCGACGTTCCCCTGGGGCTTCGGAGGGCAATTGAACGGGTTGGTGGGGAGGTAGGAGCACAAGAGATTGAGCACCCTCAGGTTTCTTTGCAGGTCATTGAGTACCTCGAGGCGGTCCACCCTGTTGCTCTTCCGGGGGTGAGGGCTGGTCTGGCCGAAATTCAAAGAGAGGCGGGGCGGCAGGATGTTGTTCAGCACCTTCGAGCCATCCACAACAGTCAGGAGTGAAGAAAATGTGTACTGCCACAGCGGCCCCTGCGGGGTATGTAGATGTTGAAACCGCCGAGCAGATGAAGGCCAACCAAAGGCGCAAGAACGCCCTTCGCCCTACCAAGCGCGAGGAGACAGCCTTGGAAATTGATTCCCCGGAAGGGCAGAAAGGCCGTCAGGCTCTTGCGGCCAGAATGGGCGTCTCACAACTTCGAGCACCTCTTGTGAACTACTACCGCTAGAGGGAAAGGCCCATGTGCAAAAGCAGTACCGAATCAACGAGCCAGGAAGAGTTGGACCGCGAACTAAAAGCCCTGACCCCGAGCGCTCCAAGTGAACGCCAAAAGACCGCCGAGGAGCTGCTTCGACCGCCAGAGCAGCGAAAGCGGCAAACCTTGGCGGGGCGTCTGGGAGTTCAACAACTTAGATCGGCCCTTCTCAACATCCCCCAATAATGTATAACCAAGCTCCCTTTGAGCCAAGCGACTCTGGTTCCAACCAGAAACGCCCAGCCGCAGCAGCATGGGCACGCCTTGAAGGTGAGCGCGAAGACTATCTCACAAGGGCTAGAGAGGTCTCTTCTCTAACCATTCCCTTCTTGGTGCCGCCTGATGGTTCCACGGGGAACACTCGCCTGCCCACTCCCTACCAAGGGACAGGGGCCGAGGGAGTCAACAACCTAGCATCCAAGCTGGTGCTGACACTCTTTCCCCCGTCTGCGCCTTTCTTCAGACTCGTAGAAGATCCGGCCACGGTAAGGGATCTAGGCGAGCAGCAAGGGCTCGATGAGCAGGGAATGCGGGAACTGGTGGCCGATGTAAAGGCTGACATTTCCGTCATGGAGCAGGAGATTGCCACCGAGATCGAGAGCCGCTCCATAAGACCAGCCATTTTTGAGGTCTTCCGGCACCTGATCGTTGCGGGAAATGCCCTAATTCGCTGGGAAGATAGCAGCATGAGGGTCTTCCCCTTAGACCAGTATGTAATCAAGCGGGATGGTTCGGGGGCAATCCTTTGCGTTGTTACCTGCGAGCGGCTTTCGGCCTCCTCTTTGCCAGATGGGGTGACAGCACCACCGGATGCGAAAGAGGTCAAACTCTACACGGCAGCAGAGCGCACCAAGGATGGCGAGTATAGGGTTTGGCAGGAGATCGAAGACAAGATCTTCAACCCTGGCACGGTCAGCAAAGATGAGCTGCCGTATATAGCTCCAAGGATGTTTGAGCTTCTTGGCGAGTCATACGGGCGCGGCCTTGGCGAACACTACCTCGGAGACCTTGTATCTCTCGAGGCGCTTTCCCGTTCAATCGTCCAAGCCTCTGCTGCTGCTGCACACCTTGTTTGGCTGGTCAACCCAAACGGATTCACAAAGGTCAGCGAACTCCAGAAAGCGCGAACGGGAGCGTACATCCCTGGGCTTCGATCTGATGTTGAAGCCCTTAGGCTGGATAAGGGCGCTGACCTTTCCATAAGCGCCAACACGGCTGAACGCATTGAGCGCAAGCTACACCGTGCGTTCCTGCTAAACTCGGCCATTCAGCGAGATGCGGAGCGGGTGACTGCGGAGGAAATCCGATATCTCGCCCAGCAGATTGAGGCGGCTCACGGGGGCACCTATTCGCTGATGAACGAGCAGCTTCAACTGCCCATAGCTAGGCGAGTGATGAACGACATGGAGAAGCAGGGGCGACTTCCCCAGCTTCCCAAGGGCGTTGTGGAGCCCAAGGTGATAACGGGGATTGAGGGGCTTGGCCGATCTGCTGAACTAGATAGGCTGCGAACCCTCCTTGCCGTTGCCACAGACCACCTCGGCGTGGAAGAAGTTGGCAGAAGGGTCAATGGCACCAACCTACTCAAGCGCATTGCGGCTGCAACGGGGGTAGATGACTCAGGGCTTTGGCGAAGCGAGGAGGAACTGGCTGCCGAAGCCCAAGCCGCCCAGCAGGCGGCACTCATGCAATCCATTGCTGGGCCTACGGCTGGCGCTGCTGCCGGTCCCGTGGCTTCAGCTCTTGTTGAGAATGCTCAAAACCCGGAGGTAGCCTAAATGACCGATAACACCGAAACGATTGCCGATATTCCCGGAGAGATTAGCGACACTCCCCCCGACAGCCCCGACAGCCCTGAAGGCGAAACCCAACCGCAAGAAGAGACCTTGGCGGTGCCTGAAAAGTTCCAAAACACAGATGGGACGCTAAACCAAAACGCCCTGCTAAGGAGCTACAGGGAACTGGAGAGTTCAAGATCCCGGCCAGCCACCGAACAGCCAGACGCAACCCTGAAAGTTCCAGACATTCCAGGCTCCTCTCTTCAGTCTGACCTCGAGGCTTGGGGTAGCGAGATTGCCGAAAAAGGTGATCTGTCCAAGGGAACGGTGGAGGTGATTGCCAAAAAGCACAACATCACCCCCGAGTATGTTCAGACCATCATTGAGGGTCAGAAGGCTGTTGCCCAAATCAAGGCCCGTGAGATCCAAGACATGGCCGGAGGGCCTGACGAATGGGGGAAGATGATAACTTGGGCAGCCAAGAATCTAGGCCGTGAGCAAGCCGAAGCCTTTATCCAAGACCTGAACGACTCCCAGCAGTCTGGGAATGATGCGAAAATCAAGGTATCTATGGATGGGATGCTTGCTCAGTGGAAAACCGCATCCGGCAAGGCGTGGGCTCCCGAGCTGACAGGGACAGACGCAGCAGGGCAGCGGATTACTCCATTTCAATCGCTTATCGAGATGCAGGAGGCCCAGGCTTCCCCTCAGTACAAGAGCGGTGATGAAAACTATCACCGGCTCTTCAACCTTCGACAAGCAGCAGCAAGGAAAGCAGGGCTTTTCTAAGGCAGAGACCTTGGCGGGACAATCTGTACGGAGAGAGCTTCGCCAATTGAGATCCCCTAAGACTTGCCCTTAGGGGGTCTCTTCAATTCACCCGCGCTTGAGCCACCCAAGTTGCTCGCGGCCCGTTACGACGGACAACCGGACAGTTGGCACAA